CGATGCAGTAGAACAGCTTATTGCCTACTCCCATGACCGAGGCGACGGCATAGAGCTTCTGATTGGTCACGTCCAGGTGCATATTGGAGATCGGGGAAGCCGCCCCGCAGAATCCCGTCGAATCCTTGTCCATTTGCAGGGCGGAGATAAGCCGATCAAAGGCCAGATAGACCGTCCCGGCCGCCGATTGAGCCGCCGCCGGATGTTCCGCCACCTCGCCGTATTCCGTGTAGGTTGTCAGGGCCGTTGCTGTGGAATTGGTTGCTAAATTGTCCGAGGATGTGACGTAATAGACGTTGGTCAGTTCCTCCCCGTTCGGGCCGATGCTTTCCACGTAATCAAACAGCAACCATAGATCCCCACCGGACAGAACAAGCAGGGCCGGATTTGCCTTGCGGTTGGCATCCGTCAGCGCGGACAGGTCAACCTCCACCGCCGCCGCCCAAGTCACGAAATCGGAACTGGTGCGATAATAGAGATGGTAATGGTCGTCGCCATCCTGCGCCCCGTAAACCATGAGATAGGAATCATCGGCAAGGGTCGCCACCGCCGGGCCGGTGAAGAAATCCGCTGTGTCATTGGTGAGGATTGTGCCAGTGACAGCCGGGGAAGCGTCAACCCCTGTAACGGTGATTTTGCGATATTTCACGGTTCGCGTCCCGCCGTATGTCTCCACCCAGATCAGGCCCACATAGGTGTCCGCCAACTCGCAGAATGTTACCTCACCTCCCACACGCAAAGAGGACAATGCAAAATCTACATAGGTGAAATACGTCCGGGCTGCATCCGTGTAGCCGTAGCGGAGAATATCGGTAGTCCCATTGTCTACCATGAAGGCGACAAAGAGCCGCCCGGTGGAATGGACGCGAGCTGCAGGATATTGCTCATTGATTGCCGAAGTGCTGAGATATTCCCCGTCAAAGGGGATCGGATCGACGTTTTCCATTGAGAGAATCTTGCACAGCGGCTTCCGCGATTGATTGCTCTGTGCGGCGGCAAGGGCAGCGTCAAGGGTGATCATTAAGCAACCTCACTAAGAATTAATAGTGTCATAGTTACATTTTCCCGCCATGAGGTATCTAATGTGGTGTCATAACCGCCGAAGAGATAATCACCGTCAAGTGATTTCATTTCGACGTTATAGGTTGTGTCAGCTGGAACCGCCGTCAATGTTGGGTCAAAAATAAGTGGCGCATCCGCAGCATAAAATGTATCAAATTGCGCGAATTGGGATGCAGGGCAGGCATTCCACTTCAAAACTATTTCCTTGCCGATAATCGATACCCCCCAAGAGTAATAAGCCACATCCTCAAAGGTGAGTTTGGATGAATTTGTTTTGTCAGGGCGGATCATAGTCATTTTCGCCGGCAACAATATAAAATCATAACTGGTTACACCATCAGTCAGGTTCATGACATCCTCCTGATTACTCGTTCAACGGCTGACTCGATTTCGTTTCGCAATTCAGAGGCCATACGGTTTTTCCCGTCAACTGTCACTGGTACACTGATTGATAGGCTATTGCCTGTTGCGCCGCTATCTATTGTGGGGGTCACATTTCCGCCCTGCCCTGCCATCATCAAGAATTGCCGATTGCCGATGTTGAGCAGTTCCGGCAAGCCGCGCTCGTTGACTTCATACATTGTGCCAGGGGATACCGGGCCGCCAGAAGCTCTGCCTCCGCCGAACGATAGCAACCCTCCGGCCCACCCACTTATGCCGCCGAACAGGGGCTTGAGTAGGGTTTGATAGAGGATCATTCGCATGATATCTTTGATTACACTGTCTGCGAAATCGGAGAATGAATTTTCGCCGGTCGTAGCCCATTCGACCAGAATATCAGCTGATTCCCTTCCCCACCCCTCGATTGACTGCTGCAATTCCTTCAGGGCATCTTGATTTTTATTTAGTGCGTCATCCAACTTTTTACCGGCATTCTCTAGGGACTTATTATATTGCTCCTGTGTAATCCGGCCTTTTTCCAGTAGGCGGTTCAATGTCTCCACGGTGGCATTGTATTCATCCATCGGGGTTCTTAAATCTTCAAGAATTTCCTTCGTTTCCCGTTTCAGATCAATATCTTCAAGGGTCGCGGCTGCATTGGCAAGCTGTTCATCCGTCGCTCCCTGTAATTTCAGGCGGTATAAATCAATCTCCGCGCCGGTCATGCCGAAAGTGGCCGCTTGTTCCTTTAGGGCATCAATATCGGCTTGGATAGCCTGTTGGCTGTCTTTCCGCTTTTCTTCCTCGTCAATCAGGGCGCGGGTCGTGTCGATCTGTTTTGCCAGTGCAATGAGCTTTTCTTTCATCGCCGGGGCAAGGTCTTTATACGTTCCCTTCTCGGTTTCCCATCTGATCTTTGCTTCCTCGGTTGTGGCCCGGATCAGGTCAATCTCCTTCTGCATCCCTTCCGCCGCCTCAGCGCCGAGCTTCCCGCTGGCGAGCAGGTCAATCTCTTTTGCAAGCAGGGCAATCTTTTCTTTTTGCCGTGCCGTAAAGCCCTTGTATTCACCCTTGCTGATTTCCCACCGCACCTTTTCAACGTTGGTGAGTGCGCCGGACAGGTCAAGTTCCTTCTGCATGGAGGCAATAACATCACCAGCCGATTTGCCAGCACGGGCGGACTTTGTGCCTGTCGTTTTGCCGGGAGCGGGGGCAGGCTTGCCTGTGCCTTTAGCAGCAACAACCGGGGCATTGGCATCCGCCTGGCGTTTGGCAAGGTCTTTTTCAAGTCCGGAGATTTCGCCTTTCAGATTATCAACCTGACGCTGATAATAGGCCGATGACGAACCGGGAACGCTCATCGCCATTTCAAGCTCAACTATCTTGCGCTTCTTGGCGATGATCTGATCTTGAATGTGCTTTGTCGCCGCCGCCTCGGTGTTGTTCTTTTTCAGCCAATCATTAAGCTCTGCTGCATTCATCGTGGCGAACTCGAAGAACGACAGTCGCCCCGATTTGACAGCCGCCCAACCTTGAATTGACTGCCCGATATTGCCGATTGCTTTGGTGGCTTTGGTGGCCAGGGAAATAATCTGTGTGAAAAGCTCAATAATGCCGGAACGGTTCTGGTCGATGGTAGCTGCGAGTTTGGCAATCTCTTCAGCGACGGACTTTGTGCCCTCTGCGCCTTTGTTGGTATCGCTGACAAGTCGCCCAAACACGGTCTTGAGATCGGTCATCGCCTGTTGAATCGTCGGCTGCATCTTGCCGAACTCATCATCGATCTTCCCCGCTGATGCGGCAAAGGCCTTAACCATGATTTCAGAGGTAATCTTGCCCTCTTTCGCCATTGCCCGGAGGCCGCCGACATCCGTATGCAGATAATCGGCGAGCATTTTAGCAATCCGTGAACCCTGCTCCATGATGGAGTTGAACTCTTCACCACGCAGCACGCCGGATGCCATGCCTTGAGATAGCTGAACCGTGGCGTTTGATGCTTCCTCTTGAGTGGCCCCTGAAACGATAAACGCTTTGTTGATGGTTTCCGTGATCCGCAATAATTCAGCTTGACTTGTGCCTAAACTCTCTGTCGCCTTGGCAAAACGGGAATAGAGATCAACGGATGAAGAATAGGAACTGTGAGAACGTAACGCCTGTTGATACAGGCCTTCCTGAACAGCTCCAAGATTTTCCGCCGATTTTGTGACCAATTTCAGCTTATTGTCCAACAGCGTGTATTCATCGGCAATTTTGATGACGCTGCGAACAAGCAGGGCCGACACCGTCGCCGCCGCGAGTGCCTTGACGCGGAAATCAAGCAGGCTTTTCGTGCTGGCATCAAAGGAGCGCTTCGCCTGATTCATGCCCTTTTCCATGCCCTGTGCATTGGACACAACGGCATCCTTCGCCTTTTTCATGTCCGCTGCGAATTGGGCATGACCGGCTGACATCTCTGCCCTGAGTGCACCAATAGGCTCCGCCATATTATCTTATTTCCTCTTCCCTATTTGCATCATTGCGGCTTTCAGGCTCTTGCTGACTTCAGCCTTGTCCGGTGTCTGCTTGCTCAAAATCTGCTTTAGTTCCGGCATCTTCTTGGCACGGGTGAAATTCGCCGTGAGCCATGCCCCGGTTGCCTGATAATCGGCGAGGGCGACTATGGCGTGGCGGGTCAGGTATGGGGTTAAATTCCAAAACTCTGACGGTGAAAGGCCTTGTGAAACTGCGCTACGAAACGCTGCCACAGCCCATGTGGATTGTTTTTTTTTACGCCCTTCGCCTCTCCTGTCTGCTCTTTCGGCAATGCTTCCGGGCCGAAATACGCCCATTGCATCGCCTGTTGAACATCACGGACAAAAGGAGCAAGAGGGGGTGATAAGTCCATGATCCGATCCGGTGTCATTTCCGGGTGTCTATCCCGCAATCCACAGGAGGCGACATGGGCCACGATTGCAGGATCGAACAGATTGGGACTTTCGCCGTGTTTCGTCTCTATTTCGGACAGGGCACGCCACGTAAAACGCAGCGTGTAATCCTGTCCGTTAATGGCTATGATTTTTTCACCGGTAATGGGGTTCATATTACGCCACCCAAGTTACCTCACCAGTGATGCGAATGGTGATGGAACCGTCAATCTTGCCATCCACAGCCCCGGAAGAACTGAGGCTGAGGATATAGCCCTTAAAGGTAGCCGTGCTGCCATCAGAATACGTGACCTTGAAATTCTTTTCCGCCCTTGCCTTCCTTGCCGCGATAGCCGCAGCCTGGCCGGTGTCGGAGGGTTCCCAGTTGATCGACAGGGTAAAGTTCCCTTCATCGGGAAGGCCCATTAAAAACTCTTTTGCTGTTGACTGAAGGTGGGTTGTGTCGATTTCCGATGCCGTTCCGTCCGGGCCGGAAAAGTCCGTCACTTCACCGATTTTCGTCCATGCTACAGGGGTGGCTAATGCCGCGTCGGTGTTGTCCGTGATCGCTTTCCCCGTTGAATCAAAATTAACGGCGAATGTATCCGTGGTAACATTGCTTACAACACAAACCTGACCGTTAATATCCGCCGCATCGTCACCGGCGAAATTTGACAGAGTAACGATATCCCCGTTGACCAGAGAGTGAGCAGCCGCCGTCAGGATTGTTGGATTCGATAACGTCATTACTGTGATTGTCTCCGCGCCGCCTGTCCCGCTTGCCATTTCAATCAGAGTTCCTTGTGATTCAATAGCCATGATTCATTTTCTCCTTATGTTTCATCGTGAATAATTGAAAAATCCATAATGATCCGGTGGCAGTTCACCTCCGGCTCATATGTATCCCATTCGCCGATTATCAGGCACGAACCGATACGAACCGATGCGGCCGTGCCTCGATAATTGTCCAGTGCTCCCCGGATTGCCGCCGCCAGTGCCTTTGCCGCTGCATAAGTTTCTGCCCATGCCTCAACTTGAAAACGCGGCGTTGCCATGCCAACAGCCCCTTGAAGGGAATGCTCACGAGGGCCCGTAACACGCATATAAAGGATAAGCGGATAAACCGGGTCTTGTGGCAAGGTTGACGGATAACAGCGCGTCGTAATTGATGCAACAATTGAATCTGCTATCAAGATTTGCCGTATCGCCTTCCCTATCATTTGCTCAATCCCTTGATCTGCGTTTTTGTCAGCTTGCCGGATTCTGCCCGTTTCGCCAGTCTCCGTGCCGATTTATACAGTTCGTTTTTCATTTCTTCGGCAAATATTTTCAGGGCTGTTCCCTTCATGGATTCCCAAGCATTACGCAGGAAGGGCGTTGGTGAAACAAATCCGGTAGTCTTGATAATGGCAAATCTGCCCTTGAGTTTTGCAAGTCGTGGAATGTCAAGCTTCCTCTCCACGGTTCCAAATTCAATCAGATGCGCATGCGGCGCAGAGCTTCCCACATAGACCGTCACAACATCTTTATCGAACCCCTTGCCCTTCTTCTGTGAGTCTTTCAGCCTTGTGGATACCTGAAGTGAATCTCTTAGGTTGCCGCTGTCAGTAGGCACTGTGGCCTTTGCTGCATCTACGATAGGCTGTCCGGCTTTCTTCAGAGCATTGCGGAGAACTGTCTTTCTCATGGCGACAGTGGGCAACTGATCCAGTAGGCGGGTCAGTTCTTTCACTCCCGTAAGCTCGAACCCAAAGCCTTTAGATTGCGCTCTGGTTGCCATTATTCCGCCCTCGCCTTTGTGTAGAGTTCAAGCCCAATCCGCCGCCCGATTTCCAGAACGCCGTTCACGTCATACGTCCGGCCATCATAGGTCAATCGGTCAATTGGGGTTAGATTAGGTCGCCAGCGGATACGCCACTTGATTTCCGTTTCCGCGACAGTCTGTTGTGATGCGTATCTTTCCGCACCCCTTACCGGCAACATCTCCGCCCATACGGTTGCGAGATCAACCCATGTTTCGATTGCCTCGCCATAGTCATTCTCCGCAAGCGTCCGCCGCTGCAAGGTTATTCGTCTATCCAGTCTCCCTGCCCTCAAAATTCACCCCATAGACGGCATGATGCTAAGAGCCTTTGCACGGCCACGTTCTCCTGAAAGGTCACGTTGGATTGAGATTCCCTGTTTTCGTACAGGTCAGCCGCAATCATCTTTATCGCCGTCCTGATCTTCGCCGGAATAGATGATGCCGCCGTCCAGCCACAAACGAACCTGATCTTGATCGGGTTTGACGGATAGAGCACATCCGATGGCCAGCTTTCGCCATAGGGCAGGACAATCCGCCCAAACCCTTCGCCATTTGTTTCCACGAGATAATCCGTGGTTTCCGTCAACGTCGTTTCTGTTCCGTCGGTATCCTTATAAGAGATGCTTGTCACGCTGGCGAGATTGCCGAAAGGTAAGATGATTGCGTTTCCAGATGGCCAATCATTGAGGTAGTAATCCCATGTCTGGGTCAACAGGGCGCGGCGCGTGATGTCCTCGACATGCTCTCTGGCCGTGGTTATCAGGTCGTTGAGCAAATCATCCTCGACTGATTCTTGATTGACGGTGATGATATCTGCCCCAAACTCGCAAGCCGCAACAGTCACTCTTGCCACCACTCGAATATAATGATATGTCCCGGTGTATTCTTTCTCCTGAATTGCGTTGTCATTGTCAGCCGTGACCTGCGTAAATGCCCCGCCTGTCCAATCTGTCCATGTAGCATCGTCGTTTGACTCTTGTATTTTCGCGTCAACCTTGCCGCCTGCCCCGACAGTCCCAGCATTGAGATTGACAAGGGCCGTCTTTCCGAGAACGTCAACAGATGCCCCGGCGTGAGTGGTGTAATTGTCCGCTATGACATGGGAACCGGGGAGGATGCTCTGTGTGGTCGTCAATGATCCGGCAATGTCGGATGACTCATAACGGAGGTGCAAAAGCAACTCCGACAGACTGATCGGCTCGATTGTCGGCGCGGCATAGATAACAGCGTTCATTTCTTCCCCCTGGCCTTATTAATCACCTGCGAAAATCCCTCTTTCAATGCCGCTAACACCCTGCTATGCGGAAACAAGCCCTGAAGGAAATAAAAGGCAATGATGATGCAGTCCAGATTCTTTGTGACAAACTCACGCAGGATAATATCCCCTTCGATCATGCCGCCCTCACCACGTCCTCATAATCAGCCATAACAGGAAGGCGATGAAAATACTTAGGCCAAACTCTGACCACGCCATACTTCCCCCACCGGCGGATGAACCGCCAACTTTTTAATGGTAAACTATCGTTTTCCATCAACCCGTCCCGATAGGCCATGATTTCCAGATAGACCTTCGCCGCAATCTCTTTCGTCACCACCGGAACCGAATCATATCGGCTGAGATAGTCGTGCGCCGTTCCTCCCCTTTTGGACGTTCCACGGAAAAGTGGAACCGACTCGAAATCGCAGACAAAACCCGCCGGAACTTCGACCCGGGAGCGCAACCCGGCTTCTCGGAGAACGTCTGATTCAAAGATAAAGGGGTTGATAAGCCGGACGAATCGGACATCATCAATAGCTTCCGTTTCCAGTTTGGATAAGATGCGAGTCATTATTTCTCAATCTCGATCTTGAGTACCGGAGCAGTCGGCACAGTCTTGATAATCACGATCCCGGAAGCCTCGGAACATCCCCACATATTACAAGCCTTGACTTGATAACTATGCTCGCCCTTTTCAATTCCGGCGAGGTCATATCTCAGCGAACCGTCAGCCTGTGCCGCAACCATCGGGAGAGTTGCCCCGTTGTCCACAATCTCATACTCTGTCACGCCGTCCTGCGGATCGCAGACCAGGTAAGGGGTAGCATGTGCCGTAGCCGCAAACATCACAACCAGTGCAGCAATAATCAACTTTTTCATATCGTCATTCCCTCCAGAAATCCGACGACCGCCGATTTAATCAGCGGTATTTGAATGTCCGGCACAGCATCGATGTCCGGGGAAAAGTTCAGTTCGCTGAACAGGACGGCAAGAGCTGCCTTTTCCGCTGGTTTTTCCGCTGCCTTCAGGATATGCCTCATCGCCCGCTTAAACATGGAATTGATCACGTCCTTGCTTAATCCGTCGCCGATAGCCGCTTCGACTTCCTTCAGGCCGACGGTGGCAAGGGCAACGTAAGCCGGATTGTTGGCTGCGACGAGAATTCCCGCTGCATACGAAAATCGCTTTACCCTTGCTTCTTGAGATTCCACAAAGCCGAATAATTTTTTAAGCCATGCCCACATTATTGTATGCCTCCCGATAACTCTGAATCCGTTTCGTCCAGCCGCGTGCGAAGCGCTTCTGGGTCACGTTGTTTTCGATGATCTGCACGTAACGCTTGAACTGGAACCCGTTCAGGCAGATAAAAAGGGCCCGGTCATCGCGGGTGCACCATTTGTTTAGCGCTCCCAATGTTTTCATGCCCATGACTCCGTCAACGGACAGGGTTTCTCCCAGGTAGTTCAGGGTCTCCTGGACAATTTTCACCGCTGCCGTTTTCCCCATATTGACCGCCGTATCGAAGATTTCCGCGGCGATTGACGGCGCCAGAACCGCGTCCAGCTTCAAGGGATTCCAGTAAAATGCCTTGTAAATCAGCCGGGCTTCTTCCCGATTCAGCTCCGAAACGTCCCAAGTGCTGACAATTCCTGCCAGATAGGCGTCATTGAGCGTCTTTTCGGTAATTCCCCAGTTCGTGCGCCCGCCCCGGTCAGCCGGATCGTTGCTGTATCCGCCTTCCAGCAGCAACGTTTGTTCAAAAGCATAATCAAAAGGCTTCATCTTTCACCATAAATCGCTTCCCTCGCCGTATCGTAACATTCCGCCAGCAGGTTATCCTTCCCAACATACCTGTCAAAATCCTCGGCAATATCGACCATCCGTGGGCTGTGAGGATGAGCCGTATTAATCACGAATATCACGCTTGGCTGTTTAAGTTTCTGGAATTCCTTATCCCGTTCTTTTGCGTAGAGAAACAGGGCAAGGGCTTTTTCCGTTGATAGTCCGCAAATCTTCTCAATGCTCATGGCCGTTCCTCATGATTACTGTAGTTGCAGCGAAACGCCCGATGTTCCCCTTCCAGCCGGTAAAATCGTTCGGAAAGGACGTTAAGCCGCGAATAAATCTCCGCCTGATTGCGGTCAATTTGCTTCAGGGTGCGGATTGCGAACCATCCCACACAACCGGTGACAACGCCGAAAATAAGCTGCAAAAAGTCGATATGTTCCGTAAGAGACTCCAATGTTCATGTCCTCCTTTTCAGCCTATTGCCGGAGTCAAGCTCGTCACCGCCGGAAGATCAACGAAGCCAGCAGGATACATGCTAAAGTGAGAAAGA